ATATCCGGAATTATGGCGATGACGATTATTGTGGTTCAGTGCAGCGGGAGCGAGTGTGTGCCCTTGAGATATGGTGTGAAGTAATGGAGGGTGACAGGAAGAACCTGCAGAACGCAAAAGCAAGAGAAATCATCGACATTCTGCAATCTATTAAAGGGTGGAGCCCTTATTCAAAGAGCGTTGGGAAGATGCGCTTTGGCAAATTATATGGTGTTCAAAGAGCGTTTATCAGGGATGAATCTAATCTCGAGAAAAAGGCAAAATCAATTAAGAAAGAACGCAAAAATTAGTGTTGCCGATTTTTGTTGCCGATTAGCCAATTTTCATATATTGAGTTTTATCGAAATAGTTTTTATACATCCCTATACATCGATGAGCTTTGATATAGGCTAAAAAATCGGCAACGGCAACATGTGTGGCAACAAAATCGGCAACACGTTTGGCGTAGTTGTTATATATCTTAACTGCAATTTGTTGCCGATGTTGCCTATTATTTACTATTAATTAAAAATAATAAATATATGAATAAACGCTTGTATACATATACACGTAAAAAACACGAATACGCGTATATATATGTTTACGAAGAAAAACGGCAATATCGGCAACACAACACCGATGAAGCCATATTTTATATGGGCTGAAGCCTGTTGCCGATTATTTACTGAGAACGAGGTGAGAACAATAGAAAAAGATATCGAACGTTGGTTAGGAAATCAACTCAAAAAACTGGGGTGCATATATATGAAATTCGTGTCACCTGGAAATGATGGTGTACCTGATCGGATTGTTATACTTCCTGGAGGTAGCGTTATCTTCGTCGAGTTAAAGTCCACACAAGGTAAGTTAATGGCCAATCAACGAGTACAGATTTCAAGGCTGCGTAAGCACGGTGCCATAGTATTTGTCCTAACCGGTAAGCTAGACGCTAAGTTATTTTTAGATGATATAGAAAGGGTAATTCATGGACTTTCATCCACATGAGTACCAAGAGATTGCTATTCAGCGGATAATTGACCATTCGCACTATGGGCTCTTATTGGACATGGGCTTAGGGAAGACAATCTCCACGTTAATCGCAATAGAGAAACTTATGTATGATAGCTTTACTATCAAAAAAGTGTTACTCATCGCACCTAAGAAGGTAGCAGAGTCTACCTGGGCGCAAGAAACACAAAAGTGGAGCGCTACAAGATGTCTGACAGTGGCCAAAGTATTGGGTTCCGAGAAAGAACGCATACATGCACTTAATAGTGAGTCCGACATTTATGTGATGAATCGCGAGAATGTGCAGTGGTTATACGACTACTATTTCGAAAAACCGAAAAAGAAATTCCCTTTTGACATGTTAGTGATCGATGAAAGTTCTTCATTTAAGAATCCACAGGCTAAACGGTTTAAGGCTATGCGTAAAATGAGACCTCTTTTTAAGCGTATTGTTATTCTAACAGGCACGCCAGCACCAAATACCTTAATGGATATTTGGGCGCAGATGTACTTACTAGACGGGGGAGACAGGTTAGGTAAAACACTTACCGAGTTCAGATGCCGCTACTTTACACCAGACAAAACAAATGGCCACGTAGTGTATAGTTACCGTTTACTGCCAAATGCAGATACTACGATTTTTGGTAAAATCCAAGACGTTTGTATGAGCCTAAAAGCCAAGGACTATCTAAAGCTACCTGAGCGGATTGAAAATGTAATCACCGTTGAAATGAATCCTAAAGAATGGGCGCTATATAAAGAAATGGAGCGCGAGCATGTACTTAGTATTGTAGACGATGATGATATAAGCGCCTTAAATGCAGCATCCTTGGCAGGAAAATTATTACAACTGGCCAACGGTTCTATCTATAATGACGAGGGGAACATCGTAGTTGTACACAACGAGAAAGTAGAGAGGCTAAAGGAATTAGTAGAAACAAATGAAGGGAAACCGATGTTAGTGTTCTACAACTTCAAACATGATCTTCAAGCAATTAAAGATGCTTTCCCTAAAGCCGTCGAATTAAAGACTGATGAAGATGTGGCCAACTGGAATAAAGGCAAAATCCAAATGTTATTGGCGCATCCCGCATCAGCAGGGTACGGTCTAAACCTACAAGCCGGCGGCAATATCATCGTATGGTATGGGCTGACATGGAGTCTTGAACAATACCAACAAGCTAATGCGAGACTACACAGGCAAGGGCAAACACAACCCGTGATTATCCACCACCTAGTCACCAAAGGCACGATGGATGAGCAGGTTATGAAAGCGTTAGAACGTAAAGAAGCAGGGCAAGACGCCCTCTTAGAAGCTATTAAATATCGTAAGGAATTGTATAAGGAGTGAGATTATGCAAAAGAAATGCAGACGATGCGGAGATAAATTTACTGTGTCCACTCACGAGGACTACTGCCCTGAGTGCGAAAAAGTAATGACACCGCCTGAAGCAGGTTATAGTAAAGAGATTACTTGTGAAGCCTGTGGAGAAACATTTATCCACAGAAAAGACAAGCCTACTGGTCGTTGGCCTAAATATTGTCCAGAGTGCCTTCCTAAATACTCTAAGGTGCCTAAGATGAAGGAAGAGGAAGACGACAAGAAGTCAAAACTAAAACAGACACTGCAAAAAGAACTCGACGCAGTACAGAAAGAAGACATGGTTAATCATCCGCCACATTACACACAAGGTAAGATTGAGGTTATCGACTTCATCGAAGACCAACAATTCCCGTACCACTTGGGTAATGTGATTAAGTACATCTCACGTGCAGGTCGTAAGGGTGATAAGCTGGAGGACCTAAAAAAAGCGCAATGGTACCTAGCAAGATATATCGAACTGATTGGCAGTGACGATACTGCAGTATAGGTGAGCCTATGAATAGATCATGTACTGGGAGTAAGCACCCTGGAGTTAGAAAGCTACAACGATTACTCAATAGCCGTAGGCGGATGAAGGATATTGAGGCGCACTTACAGCGACTTGAAGCTGAGGCACAAGATGAGCGGTCTAACAATCCAGAGCAACAGCTTAATCTAAAAACAGCACAGAACGATTTGACAGAAGAGTCCCGTATCTTATCTAAAGAGCGGTACGAACTGTGGACACATATATGTAAGGTACCGAATGACATTGAACGTACATTCCTGGAGAACCGATACTACTTCGGGATGAGCATGAAAGAGGTCATTGAGAGTATGAACTACAGCGAAGCACGTATCTATGCAATCCAACGGAACGCTGTCAAAAGTTTTTGTCAAGTATTTTCTAAAAATAAATAAAGACGATATGCAATTAGAGGTAACACTTATGGTAACCTACAAGCGTGGTATGGAAGATAACCAGGGAAAGTCCTCCGTAACCACAAGCTGTAGGGTACGTTCATAGTGAATACCTTCTTGTACACTCCTCCACGGGCTATAAGCAGAAGGAATCATTAAGGACTACGGCACAACCACGTAGTCCTTTTTGGTTACTTCATCAGATTTTATCGATATAGCATTAAATGAGAATGAATGATAAAAAGGTACTTCCGAGCGATAAAACCAGCGGTGGTCGGCTCCGCGCGATATTGATTCGCCTGTGAGAGAAAAAATCAAGTAGAAAGTACTTTCTGAGAGGACACTAAGAAAGGAGGTCGGAAATGGCAGTCGAGAGACCTAAAGTCAAGTTCAGCGAACATGGTGAGCTTATAGTAACCACTGCGGTCTTATGTCAAATCTTAGACCTAGGACCCGAGATGATCAGTAGACATAATCGTGCAGGTATGCCGAAGGTGGCCACCGGTTGGTGGAACATTCGAGAAGTCCTTGTTTGGCTAGGAATGTCAAAGGATAAGGACGGAACGAAGTCGGCAGCGCAACGAAAATTAGAAGCCGAGGCGGACTATAAGGAAGCCAGAGCTAAGCGCGAAAAGCGACTAAGCGAAGTACTAGATGGTCAGTACATAGATGTGGCTGATGTACAACGCGAATGGACTGGACGCGTATTAGAACTAAAGTCATCCCTTGGTCTGCTAGCCAAAGCGGTTAGCAAAGAATTCCCAGACGCAGATACAAGGGTGATTGTAGAGAGGACGGTGAATGAGTGTGTCAACACGTACCTCGAAAGCTATTCGAGGGAAGGGAAGTACACCAAAACGGAAATCGACCACAAAAAGAAAAAATAAAACGAATTCAAAAGTTGAATCTGTTAAGACATGGAAAAACAACGTCGATGAAATTTCGTTTACGTGGACAGCTCCCGAACTAGAGGCCTTTAAACCGCCAGAGCGATATACCGTATCTGAGTGGGCTGATGAGTTCCGTGTACTACCAAGTACCGGCGCTGAACCAGGGCCTTGGCGCACTCTCCGTACTCCATACTTACGTGAACCTATGGATATGCTTAACAATGATCTGATTGAGCAAATTGTACTGTGCTTCGGTGCACAGATAGGTAAGACGGAAGCAGAACTTAATATGATTGGTTATGCACTACATCAATCACAAGCACCTGTCATGATGGTATATCCAACAGATGCCCTGGCAGAGTTCAACAGTGAAAAACGTGTACAACCAATGATAAAGAACTCTGAACCATTGGAGAAAATGTATGATGCCAACGCCAGTCAGAAGAAGGAGCTAAACTTTACGAATGGCAATTATATGGTATTGTCCGGTGCTAACTCACCATCGAGTCTAGCGTCTAGGGCAATCAAATATGTATTCTTTGATGAAATAGATAAATACCCGGCGTTCTCCGGCAAGGAAGCCAATCCAATCAAGTTGGCTACAGAACGTACTAAAACGTTCGTTGATGCCAAACACGTGATGGTATCAACACCTACGGTAGAGAATGGGAATATATGGAGGGCCTTTAAATCCGCTCACGCACAGAAAGAGTACTATGTACCTTGTCCACACTGCGGAGAATATCAGACCCTCAAGTTTAAACAAATCAAATGGCCTGAAAGTGCGAATGGCAATAAAGACCTAGTACGTGATACAGCGTACTACGAATGTGAGCACTGTAAAGAACCAATTCAAGATAAGTACAAAATGGAAATGCTGCGAAGAGGTGAATGGCGAACAGAGAACGTACCAAACTGTAGAGTACGATCCGTTGGATACCACCTATCCTCTATATACAGTCCTTGGGTAGCCTTTGGTAAGGTAGCTTACGAATTTCTATCCTCTAAGGATTATGCAGATCAATTAATGAACTTTATCAACTCTTGGCTAGCTGAACCTTGGCGGTCTGCTAAAACTAAGAGCACACAAGATATCCAGTTCACAGAGTCAACGTATGACAGAGGTGTTGTACCAGATAAGGCTACACTCCTTATTGCTAGCGTTGACGTACAGCTCGATTACTTCTGGTGGGAAGTGAGAGCATATGCGCCAGGCGTTAAGTCATACTTAATCGACTATGGCCAAGCAAGTACATGGGATGACCTAGAAGAGATTATCGTCAATCGTGAGTATCCAAGTGAATTTGGGGAGCCACGACAGGTAATGAAAGCCGGTATTGACTCAGGGTTCAGGACAGATGAGGTTTACCAATTCTGTGCAAGATTCCCTGAAATATGTATTCCGCTCAAGGGTTCATCGAATCATAAGACGATGACGGCGCCGTACTCAATGTCAAGCGTTGAAAAGGGTGTTATCGGGGGTCTCAAATTGTACGTCCTTAATACGGACTACTGGAAGGACTTTATATTTGCTCGGATGGTACGGCCAACAGATGAGTTAGGTACAATCCATCTGTTCAGGGATTGTCCCCAAGAATATACAGACCATCTCCGGTCGGAAGAAAAACAAGAAATCCGCAATGTGAAAACAGGTGAAGTTACTGTGCAGTGGAAACCGCTCACGGGTCACCCTACGAATCACTTGCTAGATACATGTACATACAATGCAGCGGTAGCAGACATTGCCGGGGTGAAGTACTTAACGGATCTCGTGGGAGATGACGAATCTGGTCCCGTCACTGCAGAAATCGACTATAGTACATGGATAGGTAATACGAATCATTGGTTTAGATAGGAGGTGAACCATGAGCGATGTAAATGAACAACTTGAACGTGTGCGCCAAGTCATCGAGGATATCGAAACTAAAGGATATTCCGAGTTACAGATTGGTGGTAAACGCTTCAAGACGATTGACTTACCAGTACTTTACGCACGTGAACAAACGCTAATGCAACGAGTACATGAAGAGTCCAATGGGTATCAAGCTGACGCATTCGTGACATGGGGTGGACGATGAACATTATTGATAGAGTAATCAGTTGGGTCAGTCCACAACGTGCATATGAGCGCCAAGCCTACCGCGATGCGTTACGTCAATATGATGCGGCATCTATGGATAGGCTAAACAGTGATTGGCAACCGGCGTATGGAACCGCGGAGCAACTTGCAACAGGTTCACGCGATATCATACGTGGTCGAGCAAGAGCTGCCGAGATGAACAGTGACTTAGCAGAAGCTGCAGTAATTGCACTGTTACGAAATGTAATCGGCGCAGGGATTGTGCCACAAGCTAAAGTACGAAATCGCAATGGCAAATTAAACAACGATCTTAATAAGAAAATCGAGAAAGCATGGGCCAAATGGGCGGAACCTGAAAATGCTGACATTAGGGGCATTTCTAATTTCTATGAACTACAAGAAATGGCTCTAAGACGTATGGTGTACGACGGTGAGATTTTAGTTAATAAGACTTCACAAGGCTCGTACTTACCATTATCCATTCAGTTGATAGAGGCGGAGAACATTGGCGCAGTAAGTATCACAAACGGCAAGAATAACATCATCAACGGTGTAGAAGTTACGGAACATGGTAGGCCAGTAGCTTACCACATAAGCCAAACAGACCCAATGGGATTACGTTCTTTTGATACGGTTCGGTTAACAACAGACCAAGCCTTTTTGTTATTTAAACCTAAACGTCCATCTCAGATTAGGGGCATAAGCTTATTGGCGTTAGTATTGCGTAGGATTCACGATATCGACGAGTACATGGATGCTGATCTAATCGCCGCACGAGTTGCAGCGTGCTTTAGTGTTTTTGTAACCTCTCAAAACTCCGCAAGACAAACGTCCATGCTACCAAGAGATAGCAAAGGCAGACCTAATATCACAATGGCACCAGGTATGGTTAGACACCTAAGTCCTGGCGAGTCCATCGAGTTTGCAGACCCTAAGCGTAACGCTGGTACTGCAAGCGAATACTCGGCAACTCAGACTCGGAGAATTGCCTCCGGTCTTGGCATGAGCGCTGACATCGTAGCGCGTAATATATCTGGTAACTTCTCGGCAGCACGCCAGAACCTGTTGGAGGACCAAAAGACATTCCGCCAAATGCAGAAATTTGTAATCAGACACTTCTGTATGCCGATTTGGAAAGCCTTTATTGACGCCCTTTACTTAGCGGGTGAATTACCTTCTGACTACTTAGCGAACAAGGATAAATACCAAGAGGTAGCTTGGCTTGCTCCAGGGTGGTCATGGATTGACCCTGTTAAGGAAGTTAACGCTAATAAGGAAGCTATCAAATCCGGTCTTACAACATTAGAGGATGTGTGTGCAGCATCTGGACGTGATTGGGAAGAAGTTCTTGAACAACGGAAACTTGAACAGGACAGAGCTAAGGAGCTTGGGGTGTTACTAGATTATTCCAGTGAGTTGCAACCGCTAACGATGGGCGATGATGACACTACACAGGAAGGAGCTGATGGCTAGTAATGAGTGAACATCAAAAGCGTAGTGTTCTTGGCAACTACTGTCGAGAAACTACTATTGACCACGTCGATACCGATAGTCGGACAGTAGAATTATCATTCTCTTCCGAGACGCCATATGGCCGTTGGTTCGGCGATGAAATCCTTTGCCACGATGAAGAGTGCATCAACCTTGAGCGCTTTAACAATGGCTTAGGTACGGTATTGTTTAACCATGATCGTGATGCGGTCGTAGGTCATATCGAGAAGGTATGGCTAGAAGATAACCGCGGTAAAGCGTTAGTACGCTTTGACACAGATGAACAATCCGAAACAATATTCCAAAAGGTACAGTCCGGTACGCTACAAGGTGTAAGTGTAGGCTATGCAATCTACCGATATGAGGTATTGGAAGACGAAGATACCAAATCTACTAACGGTCGATTTAATGGTCCGGCTTATGTAGTAACGGATTGGGAACCTTTAGAAATTAGTATTGTATCTGTTCCTGCTGACCCTACTGTTGGCGTGGGACGTAGTGCTGAAGAAATTCATACAAGTATTGACACACAGGAGGATAACACACGTATGGATCAAGAAAAAACTTTAGAAGTTCAAGAAGTAAAATCTACACCAGTAGAAACAGGTTTGACACAAGCAGACCTTCAAAAAGCTATGGAGCAAGAACGTAAACGCACTTCCGAAATTACTGCATTGTTCCGTGACTTCGATGTAGAAGGTGCTGACGAAGCAATCGTAATGGGCGTATCCGTTGACGAAGCTCGTGCAATGGTAATGGACCAATTACGTGCACGTAATAAAGGCGTATCTGTAACAATGGGCGAAGCTGAAAGCGATAAATTCCGTGCAGCAGCACAAGACGCAGTATTGATGGCAGCAGGTATCCCTGTAGCAGATGCTGCGCCAGGGGCACAAGAATTACGTGGTTATTCCATGATTGAATTGGCTCGCGAATCCTTACGCCGTGAATCTGATTCTACAGTAAACTTTGGCGATAACATGGAATTGGCTCGTGCAGCTATTAACTCTACATCTACATTCCCTGCTATCATGGCTAACCTTGCTAATAAATCTGTAATGACAGGCTTCAACGAAGCAGAAACTACATTCCAAATTTGGGCAGGTAAAGGCTCTAACCGTGACTTCAAAGAAGCTGCACGCGTAGCATTGTCCGAAGCAGGTAACCTTGAATTAGTTCCAGAAGGTGGCCAATTCCAACAAGACTTCTTAGGTGAAGCATCTGCTCGTACTAAAGTGGCTACATATGGTAAGTTGTTCAGCTTAACTCGTCAAGCGATCATCAATGACGACTTGGGCTTATTCTCCAAAATTGCTACTAAATACGGTTCCGCTGCGAAACGCTTAGTAAACAAAATGGTATACGCTCAATTAACTGGTAACGTTACAATGCAAGACAATGTAGCATTGTTTGATGCTAAACATGGTAACGTTGCAGCAACTGGCGAAGCGTTATCCGTAAAAGCTATTGCGAAAGCAATTACTGCTATGCGTCGCCAAAAAGGTATCACAGGTGAAGCTACTCTTAACATTACACCTAAATACTTGGTAGTTCCTCCAGAACTTGAAGTGACTGCATACCAAATCGTTAACTCTACTGCAGCAGTAGACGGCGTAAACTCCGGTGTAGTTAACCCTTACAAAGGTCGCTTCGTAGTTGTAGCAGATGCTGAATTAACTAATCCAGATGCATGGTATTTAGTAGCTGACGCAACTCAACATGACACTATTGAAGTAACTTACTTGAATGGCGTTGAAACTCCACGTCTTGAAACTCGCCAAGGCTTCGATGTAGACGGTATCGAATACAAAGTAGCATTTGACTGTGGTGTAAGTGCTCTTGACTTCCGTGGTGTATACAAAAACGCTGGTAAATAATTAGGGGGATAAACACATATGGCAAAATTCGTATATGAAACAGACCGCATCAATTATGTGGCAACAACAGATATTAAAGCCGGTGACATTGTAGAAGCCGGTGCACTTCATGGTGTAGCAGTAACAGATATTAAGAAAGATGAAATGGGTGCGTTAAAAGTAACTGGCGTATTCAAAGTAGATGCTAATAAATCTGATACATACGCTGTAGGTGACGCAGTAAACTTTGCTTCTGGTAAAGCTGTTAAAACTGGTGGTACCCCATTGGGCATTGCAGTAGAACCTAAGACTGCAACTCAATATACTGTTACAGTAATGTTGAAAAACTAATTATTGTATTTTTAATGAAATGCGGTCCACACGGGCCGCATTCACTCTACGAGGTATAACATATGCTGACCTATGATGAAAGCGCCTTACTCGATTTATTTGGCGAAAAAATAACATATGAAGGTAAGCAGATTAAGGCTAGTGTAGAAATCGGTGAGTATGATGGTAAAGGTTCAGGATTCGTAACTGGGTTAGCTGATAAGGCTAAGGTATGGGTTAGAACTAAGGACGTGCCAATGCCTAGGACTAAAGATGTAATCTACATCAATGGTAAGAAGTGGTATGTGGATCATATCTCCGATAGCGACGCTAAAATGCACTGTCTTGAAATTGTGGCCAACGTTAGGACGGTAAGACCATGAGTAATTCACCAATTACCATTACTGACACTGCTACACCGTATCTTGAATTTATAGCTAAGACTAAACCGGACTGGACAAGGAAAGCTATGAAGTCAGTCGGTTGGATGATGCAGAAGGAAATCAAGGCAGGGATTAAATCCGGCTCACCTGGTGGCCACAAATATGCTAACTTCATGCCACCTACAATGAGGGCACAATTCGAGGCAGCGTTTGGCGCTAAAGTAAGGCGTGCCTATCAAGATGGCGGTAAGGCGTATAAGGAAGGATGGGGACTTAAATCCCGAGCTCAACTTATAGCCGGTGGCGTAAAGGAAACCACTGTCGGATACACACCTCTCGGTAAAATGTTCCGAGCAGTTGGGTACCAATACGACGCCAGGTCGCAATCAGTAAAAGTAGGGTGGTTATCATCGTCTGCTAAACGATTAGGTGAACAGATTGAGCGTGGTTACACGAAACAAATCACAGAGCCAATGCGTAGGACATTATTTGCCGGTGGCTTTCAACTTGCTAAAGGTAAAACATCATTTCGGATTAAACCTCGTAAAACGTTTGGTCCGATGAAAACATCCTTACAGCCTAAGTTGGTACCTTACCTAGAGTCTAAAATCGGTGAATATGCACTAGGCAAAAGCACTCAGTTCGCTTCAAGTAGACGAGCATATAAAGTGAGGTAGCAATGCAAACTATTCCACTAGCGGTCATTGCTAATAGATGGGCGGAAGCGGTTAAGGATAATCAGAAGATTACCGACTACTGTATGGAACATTTCGGAAAAGACTTAACTATTTACATCGGTTATGACGACGCCGGCGCACCTCTTGAAGAGGATTGTCCGTGCGTGATCATCATGATGGATAACAAGTCCGAGGGCTTGGCAAGTTCATACTCTTACACCTTACAACTCGTATGGGGAATAGTACGAGTTGAGGCGGAACGCGAAGGACGTGTAGTGAAATACACGGGAGCCTTCGAGTGTGACGAACTTGGCCAATTACTCATCGAATGTATCATGGCAGTTAACCCTAACTATCCTGTCATTAACATTGACTATGAAACAGACAATATCTCGTGGCGTCCGGTATATCCGGGTAAAGCCACACTCACTATAGAAATACCGCACGTAATTGGCGGTAATGTTGAATATTAGGAGGATAAACATGGCAGTAGCTAAACGTGCACAAGGTGCACAATCTTCTCTTACAATGGCCTTTGAAACTGACTTCGGTACTACACCATCTACCGGTGGCGTGGTAATGCCTATCATCAGTTCTTCTTTAAAGGCTAGCCAAAACTTGAATGACTCCTCTGTTATTCGAGGTACACGTAATCCTGCGGCACCTAGTCGCGGTAATATCGATACATCTGGTAGTATCGTTCCACCAGTTGATGTATTGGGCTTTGGCTATTGGTTAAAGCTAGGCTTTGGTGCTCCAACTACAACAGCACAAGGATCCGGTAAGAAGCATGTCTTTAAAATTGGCCCAGATATGCCATCTGCTACCTTTGAACAAGGTTATAAGGACATTAGTACTTACCAACAATTCAGTGGCGTACGTATGAATAAAATGTCCTTAAACTTCGGTGGTGACTCTGAATTAACTGCATCTATCGATGTAATGGGATGTAAAGAAACTATGGCGGCGGTACCCTTCGATACTGCACCTAAGTCTATTACATTTACTCCATTCGAAAACCTCGAAGCCACCATAAAAGAAGGTGGCGTTACGGTAGCGAACGTATTGTCCATGAGCCTTGATATCGACTTCGGCTTGGACGGTGACTCTTATGCTATCGGTGGTAAAGGCTTCCGTACTTACATCGATACAGGTATTATCGGCGTATCCGGCACGATTAAAGCTTTCTTCCAAAACATGGATCTATTAAATAAAGCAGTAAATGGTACTGAATCTAGCTTAGAATTAACGCTTACTAAAGGTACTAATTCCTTGACTATCAAATTACCGGAATTGATTTACGAACGTAACTCCCCTGGTATCGATGGTCCTAAAGGTGTTAATATCGAACTCCCATTCAAAGCATATTATGGCGATGACGCCGGTCAATCTGCAGTAGTATTTGAATTGGTTAATAGCCAAACATCTTACTAATCTAACTCATTAGGAGGTAACTATGAATATTCAAGGTAAAGAATTAAAACCAAGAGCCCTTACATGGACTGAACGTGATGCATTAATCAAAGCCGGTCTAGACTTCGTGTATTGTCCAGTAGATGTTGATGATCAAGTTGCATCTATTGTACGTAGTCGTGATATTATGCGTTTCATCTTAACGGACGTATACGAACTCACAGACGAACAACTCAATACTGTAAGTGATAAGGATGCAATGAACTTCGCCGGTGAAGTCATTACATTAACTTACCAACTACAAGAAGAAACAGAAAAAAACTAGAAGAGGCGTGGAGGTGGATGTCCTCGGATAGGCCGAAGTACTGCAAGGGATGTAAGGAATTACAGACCGCTACAAAGCAGTCCTTCGACTGCTCCGAGTGTGACTTTAACCCACCACGCCTATTATTCGGTTCAAAACTGGCTATGAAACTGTATAACCTATCACGCAGTCAAAGGAATTACCACTCGGGCGGATTAGCCGGGTTTGATTATCCGGCTATACGTACAGTGGCTGAGATTAATAACATTAATCTAAATCCGATGTTATTTAGTCTTATGTGGATATTGGAGGGATTAGAAATGGAGGCGATGAATAAGGATGTCGAATAACGTAGTAGATATCATAGTGCAACTGACCGATAAGAATGCTCAAGCCGGTTTAGAGAAAATCGCCGCTACCTCTAAGGGAACAGTTGCAGAGCTTTCAAAGTTAAAGAATGAAATGTTTGCCATTGGTGCGGGTGCCGGTATTGCCGGTCTAGGCTCTAAACTCGCAAAAGAGGCACTAGCTTGGAACTTATCAGTAAAGAAGATGCAATCCTTAACGGGTGCCACTGCTGAGCAAGCAAGTACATTCCTCTCCGTTGCAAACTATATGGGTGTAGCTACTGACGTTAGTACTGTCGCGTTCGCTAAATTTGCGAAGGCTGTATCTAATGCACAGGATAAAATGCAAGTTGCATCCGCAGAAGGCAAACTAGCTACTGATATGTTCAGTCGGCTAGGTATTAGCATTGATCAGATTGAGGGTAAGAATACCCTTGAAGTATTTAAAGTCATTCAAGACCGATTACGGAATATGAAGGACGGTGCTGAAAAGACACGGATTGAGATGGAGCTATTCGGTAAAACCGGGTATCAACTTCATGGAATGCTAAATATGTCAGCAGACGCCATGAAGCAAGTCGAGGACCGTGCAAGGGCAATGGGGTTAGTCATTGATGACGAAGCTGCTAAAAAGTCCGCTGCCTTTAATCGTCAGTTGAAAGATATGGAACAGACCGGCAAGAGATTGGCTATTATGATTGGTCAAGAACTTTTACCGGTGGTTATGGAATATGCACAAGGTGCAATCGATTTAACGAAGTCTTATAGCAATCTAGCCACAGAACAAAAGGAAGCTATCTCAGGCCTTATCAAATTCGGTTTAGAAGCTAGTATAGCAATCACAGGTATTCAGTCTATTACAAGTGCATTGAAGTTCATGCGATTGGCTACTATAGCAGCTGCCGGACCTTGGCTTGCATTAGCAACCGCTATCGGCTTAGCCGGTAAGGCACTATTAGATTATCGCTATAAGGAACAGACCAAAGGTACAGACCTAGGCGTTGATGTTAATGGTCTTAGAGCCCATAAGAACTTAAACGCACCTGGTACTAACTCCGCTTACATGGCTAACCATGATGGACGTTACTGGGTCGAGGATAGTTCACTCTTTGGGCTAATCAAGAACGATCGTTTGGCAACGAAAGAAGAAGGTGCTCAAATTGAAGCTGCAATTAAGGCTAAGGAAGCGGCAGATGCTGCGAAGAAAAAAGCCGAAGAAGAGCAAGCTAAGATGGAGCAAGAAATCGAGAATGCTAAGAACGGTCTTACTAATAACGAAGCTATCAATAAGGCTAATGAAGAAGCTAGTAAGGCAGCTAAAGCCCAAGAGGCGGCAGCTAAGAAGGCAGAACAAGCAGCCGAAAAATTGGCGAGCTCTGTAGAACGTCTCAATGAACTTATTCGCAGTCTTACACTTCAATCTTTAGAGATTGATGGCAGTCAGTATGAAATCGATAAGCTCAACGCTAAGAACCAATACGAAACGAATAATAAAAATATTCGTGAGATTATCCGTTCTGCAGCCGGCTTGGGTAATGTCGGAGGGGGCTCAGGTAGTGCCTCTGGTGTACTAGATGCCGCTAACGCTCAACTAGGTAAAGCCTACGTATTGGGTGCAGACGGCACCTGGGCTACAGATTGCGGTAAGTTGTTTGCAGATAGCGTAAAAGAAACATTCGGTAAGGATGTACCTCGGTATGTTCCATCTATTATGGATGCAGCGGCAGAAGCCGGAGCATGGCACCCAGAAGGTGACGGATATGTTCCTAAAGCTGGTGACGGTGTCGTTGTGCTTGGTGATAACCATATTGTTATCGCGGACGGTAATGGCGGATACACAGGGGCTAACTCTAGTACAGGGGTAGTTGCTAAGCAGTCTATTTCGGGCGATTTTGGAGCGATTACAGGCTACGTTGATACGTCTAAATTAGTAGGTGTGTCCGGTTCTGCAGATGCGCTTAAAAACGCAAATGCTAAAGCGTTGGCTAACTCCAACTTAGTAGCAGAAGCAAAGGCTAAGAACGAGGAGGTATATCAAAAGAAACTCGAAGAAGCTGACCGTAATCAAAAGATACGTGTACGCAAGATGAACGAGGAAATATCAAAACTTGACCTTGAACGCACAGGCGATCGCTTGCAATTACTCAAGACGGAAGCCGAAGCTCAAAAGGCTCAAATTGACGATAACGTTCGTGAGTACACAAAAGCAGTAGGCGATAAGACATTAGCTGAAAAGAGAGCTAATGCCGAGAAGCTAAAGATTACTGCTGATACGGAACAGAAAATCAGAGAGTTAGCATATACGCAACTCAACGAGGATTCTGAACGTCAATCTAACTTAGTAAGGCTTGGACGGATATCTCAATCGGATGCAGACCAAGTACTTAATGAACAGTTGCGAGCATACATCGAATTCGCTCAACGAGAACTTAATGAAGCTCAGCTAAGCGCTACTCAACGCTTACAAGTAGAAAAGAACCTCGTTGAAGCTCAGCAAAAACTATGGGAAATGGCAGGACGTAACTTGCGCACTAGCCTACAAGAAGGTGCTAGACAGTATAGCTTGGAGGTAGTGAACTATGGCGACCTAGCTAAGTCTACCTTTGATAGTACGATGAGCAGTATTAACTCCTCATTTACTAGTCATCTAGAAAACATTGCAACTGGTGCTGAGTCATTCGGTAAGGGGCTTAAAAATATCTTTAAAGATATTACGAATAGCATTATTAAAATGCTTGTTAACCTATCCTTCCAACAGTATGTACAACCTAAGCTACAAAGCCTATTCGGTGGAGTGGTAAGCGGTATCGGTGCTATTGGCGCCGGTCGTGGCGGTGTATCTTCGTTTGCTAGTGGCGGTTCTTTCAGTTCCGCATTCACAGGTAATAGCTTTGGTAAATTTGCAAGCGGTGGTATTGCTCCTGCAGGTATGACATTAGTTGGTGAGAATGGTCCGGAGCTCTTACAGTTCAACTCTTCTCATCGCATTTACAATGCTAGCCAAACACGTAAGATGATTGGCGGTGAAGGAGCTAATAAAGTAACGGTTAATATCATCAACCAATCTGGCCAACAACTCGATAGCCAACAACAAGAAACTAAGTTCGATGGCGAACAAATGATAGTTGATGTAGTAGTATCTAGTCTTATGACAAACAAAGGAGGTATGCGTGATGCCATTAAGGCAGCCGCAGTATAGCGTATGTTAGAATTTCCAAACATAAGATATCCGATATACCCTATCGATGAAACAACGCCTGATGTAAGTCGTAAGTCTCAGGTAGAAAATATGACGATGTTAACACATCGTAAAACTACGAAAGCGTTACGATCGTATTCAGTGAATTATAAGATACCGACTTCGGAGTATCTCAAGCTAAGGAATTTCTTTGACCAGGTTAATACTGCAGAGATATTCCTTTGGACACACCCTGAAACACTGGCAAAGATTAGAGTTAGGTTCGCTGACCAACTCCATTTCTCTGCTAGTGATTATGGGATTTGGACAGGTTCTATTCAGTTACAGGAGGCTTAGATGTTAACGCTATCAACTGCATCAATCATCGAAAAGAATAAGATATCCTCCACTGGAGCATGGGTAATGGCTATTGAGCTACACCACCCTGAAGGCAATATCCTTCTGGTGAATAACACAGAAGATTTGACATTAGGTGGCAAGCAGTATACGGCGTTCCCATTCAAGCTAGAGGATATTAACGAGGACACTAAGCAGATGCCTAACGTTAAACTCTCTGTAGCGAATGTAACCGGCACTATACAACGGTTAGTAGAAAAGAATAAAGGCCTCACAGATTGTGAGGTCAATATTCGAATATTTAATACTAACTTACCGGACATCATTGAACTAGAAGAAACGTTTATCATCAATGCATCCCAATCTAAAGCAGATTGGGTAGTGTTCACATTAGGCACAGATTTCTCATTTTCTCGTAGGTTCCCACCTGTTCGAGTAATGAAAGACTACTGTCCTTTCAAATTTAAGTCTGTAGAGTGCGGATACAAAGGGTACGCACAATCATGTAACAAAACTCTAAAACGCTGTCGTGAGTTAAATAACAGCGTTAGATTTGGCGGTGAGCCAACAATACCACAAGGGGGACTATATGCGTCTAACTCTAAATAACCTAGTAGGTACTCCGTGGAAAGAGTTGCCTTGTTGGGAGCTTGTGGTAGAGGTGTACAAGAGAGCTGGTATTCATCTTGGCCCATATATGACATATTGGCCGGATATGAACTCACCTTGGCACGAAGTCAAGGAGCCTGAAGTAGGGGACATAATTGTCATGAACCTCTACAGTAATAACGCTGATCATATTGCGGTATATGTAGGCGAAGGTAAGATGATACATTCTACCGAATATGCGGGGGTGTGTATCGTACCAATGGACAGATTAAGAAAACGTATATTAGGAGTGTACAGGCACAAGGAGGCTCAAAATGATTAGATTAGTAATTGCTCGAAACCCATTCGACCTTACCACTAGACAAGAGACCCTTGTGCCTTTTGTTGAAGGTAAAAAGCTTAACCAGTATTTCACTGAACCAGGCGAATGGGTGTACTCCATTAATGGTGAGTTAGTTGATGCTACCGCATCACCTACTGATGAAGCTTACGTGGTAGTTCTACTTAAACTTGAAAAACAAGCATTCGCTATCTTGTTATCTATTGGTTTATCAATAGCTACTGCCGGTATTGCCTCCGGTGCGATATTCGGTATTACTAGCGTGTTAGGTCGTACGTTAGCAGCAATGGCTATCGGGATGATTGGTAACGCGATCATATCTAAAATAGCTACACCTAAGACAGATAGCTCTAATACCGAGCAGTCCGCTACTTATGGGTGGCAAGGTGCACAGACAGTTATTGGCCAAGGTCATCCGTTAGCCATTACCTACGGCAAGTGTAAAAGTGCAGGTATGCTTATATCTCGCCACGTAACAAGTGACGGAAGCAAGCAATATCTTAACTTACTATACTGTGCCGGAGAGGGCCCTATTGACGCTATAACAGACGTTAAATTAAATGGTAACCCTATCGGCAACTATAAGGAAGTTCAGCTAGATGTTAGGCTTGGTACAAATGACCAAGAGATTATCACTAACTTCAATGATAACTATGCTGACCAACCGTTGACGTATGAGCTTACGAATGACTGGTCTATCCACCAAACGCAAGGTAACTTATCTACTGCGCTAGAGGTTACTATTTCACTCCCTAACGGTTTGTATTATTCAAACGACCAGGGCGGATTAAGCGAAACCTCGGTCACTATTGAAGGTGGCTATCGTAAAGTTGGTTCTGCAGAGTGGATACCACTGCCGATTAGTAACAATGGTGGCCAAAGCGCCATGCTCGAAAAGACAGATAATCGCTGGTTTAAACGTAACAGTCATTCCAGAACGTCTATCGACAACAGTCAATATACCGGTGTTATCAAGGATAGCTCAAATAAAGCTATCTATCGTGTGTTCCGGTTCGATGTAAAAGAACCAGGACAGTACGAGGTCCGTATGCGATGTGCACATAAGGACGGTAACTCTAACCGACACGTGAACAAAGTATATTGGTCGCAGTTAACTCAGATTGTATATGATGATTTCATTCATCCAGGCAAGGTGCTTATCGGGATTAAGGCATTAGCTACTGACCAATTAAATGGTAATGATCCAAACGTAACATGGATACAAGAGCGTAAAACAGTATGGGTATTTAATACCTACACTGGAGCGTATGAGTCTAAACCGGCTAATAATCCGGCGTGGGCTTGCTATGATATCCTTCACCATTGCCGGAAGATTGGCGATGAGTATGTAGTTAAAGGTGCACCTCGTGAACGCTTCGTATATGACGCATTTAAGGCATGGGCTGATAAGTGCGACGAAAAGCATATTACATTTAACTACATTTATGACAACGCTAGCCAAGTATGGGATGCGCTTAAATACGCTGAGAATGTTGGTAGAGGTAAGGTAATACCTTTAGGTACTCGGTTTAGTTGTATTTACGATTATGCTGCTACACCTACTCAGTTGTTTACTGTTGGCAATATCAAAATGGACTCCTTCATGGAAGAGTTCCAGGCTACATCATCTAGGGCAAACGCTATCGAGGTATCTTTCCTCAATAAAGCTAAAGACTATGAACGTGATGTACTTCCTGTATTCAGTGAAGAGTATGATGTGACTACATCCCTCACTAGTCCAGCACAAGTCGAGCTCATGGGGTGTGTTGATGTAGGCCAAGCCTACAATTACGCTAAGCACTACCTAAGGGCAAATAAGTACGAAGTGCGAACTTGTACCTTCGAGGCTTTTACAGACGCCATAGCGTGCACAATAGGGGATGTAATCCTATTACAACACGATGTGACAGACTGGGGGCAAGGCGGTCGTGTAGAGTCTGCTGTAGGCAATAAAGTAGTCCTTGATAGAGAGGTTACTTTTGAGCGAGGTAAGACTTATCGACTTATGGTACGTAACGCTAAAACCGATGCGCTAGAGTCTTACGATGTAACAGGCGTGACTGGTAAAACTGTAACGCTTGCTAATAATGCAGTTATTCAGACCGACGATTTATATACCTATGGTGAGGCAACCAAGGAAGCTAAACCGTTTAGGGTGCTATCGATTAGCAAATCCAACTCTGAAATGACACGCAAGATATCCTGTATCGAATACTATCCTGAGTTGTACGCCGGTGATGATGGATCAGTACCAATCATCGATTATACAACTAAGTCTGATGTGATTAAGGTTATTAACTTAGTATTACTTGCTGACGTTAAGACCTTAAAGGACGGTACTGTACTCTGTGATATTAATGGTACTTGGCAACTACCAAGAGGGAAAGTGGCCAAGAATATCATCGTATATTACAAGCCTGTAACTGCTAAGGAGTGGCAACAGTTCAAGGTATTAGATGGTAGTGCTACTAGCGTAACCATTCCGAGTGTGGCAACTGACGTCAACTATGACGTTAAGATTGTATGTACCAATAACGCTGGCGCTGAGTATGAAGGCGTAGAGCGTGCGGTGTATGTGAGTGGTAAGGAAATACCGCCGGCAACACCTAAAGGCTTTAAGGTAACGCAGGACGCAGTTAATAGTAGCGTACTTCACTTATCGTGGGAACCTAATAGAGAGGCTGACCTACATGGATACACACTCTATGACGGTAACGATGTGGTCTTGATTAAACATATAGGCGGTACATCCTACTCGTACTTCATACCTAATACCGGCAATTACCAATTCAAGTTATCTGCTATTGATACATCCGGTAATGAAAGCGGTAAGGCTGAGGCTCGTATTACTGCAACGGTATCCGCTGAGAGTGTGGCTACACCTAAAGCACCGGCTCGTGGTGAGGTGAAAATCGGTAAGACGATCACTGCTGCATGGGACCCAGTAGAGAATACCTACATCGATTACTACGAAGTACGCCTTGATAGTAATGTCGGACAGTCCAATAAACTACTAGCCAAGACTACAGATATCCGCTCTGAAATTAAGTTATCGGCTCGTAGAGGCGCGGTGTTTATTTACGCACACAATCCTGTTAAAGGATATGGTCCTGCTCTTAGACTAGACTATAACGCACCTATTCCTAGTGCTCCGACAAATGTCAAAGTAAAAGGCAATATTACAGGTGTAAGTGTAGTCTTTGGCAGTATCCCTGATACTTGTATAGGCGCTAATATTTACATCGGAACAGAGAAGTATTTCGTTACTTCCAATGTAAATATGATACCTCGTGACCCAGGCATAATTAATGTTAAAGTCGCTTACGTTGATGTGTTCGGCGAGGGTGCTTACTCAAATATTGTTGGTGCTTCAGTACCGGCTAGTATTGACCCGGCTTTAATCGACAAGGAAGCTCTTGGCATTAAGGCTATGGACGATAAGATTAAGGAGCTTACAAAGACTGCTAATGCTTATTCCACGCAAGTGCAAAATCTAACCACTAATATGGCTACTCAGTTCAGCCAATTAGCAAATGGCATCGACCTAAAATTAAAAGCATTGAATGGTGATGAAATAATCAGCCGCATCAATCTAAGCTCTACAGGAGCAAGGATAGACGGTAAACTCTTGCACGTTACCGGCAAGGCCTTGTTTGACGATAATATCATCACCAATAAGATGCTACAAGCCAACAGCGTAACAGCTCGTAATATGCATGTCGATAGCTTATCATCTATCACAGTAAATACTGGCAACCTAACAGGGGGCTCTATCACAGGCGGCATGTTTAAAAATAGTACTGGCACTTTTGAGATAGATCGTAACGGCAATATAAAAGGTGCTAATATCACAGCCTCACGTATTGACGCTCAATCAATCATGCAAGCTGGGTTTAAAATCAGAAACATCGACGTGCAAATCTACAAAGTTCGTCATGGGGACTGGTGTCCACTGCCAGAAGGGTTTAACGAAAAGCAATGTATATTTGTGCCTGTTGGGTATGTTATTACAGAGAAATATTTTGACTCTTCTGGTGGCTATTTTAGAGGCAAATTGCCGAGGCCGTACGAGTCAGGCATTGCTAAAATCCGCATGACTAAAGACGAATATAACCAGGAAAAGTCACGTTATCTAGGAAAGTGTAGTATCTATATGGTTAAGGAAGATAAGTCTATCCCTGATGAATCTAATCAAACTAATATAGGTATTGACGGAACTCGTAGAGCGGTAGTTGAGCAAAAAGGCTCTCGTGAATGGAGTAGCGAAAATAGAGACTACTACGCAGACTCATATTCCTACGGCGAACTATATATATTGGTTATTGCGCGACAATAAGGAGGTTATATGGTCGAACAAGATTTAACACTCTACGCTGGACAAGACTTTAGTATCAGTTATGTTGTACCGCCAGATAGCGATATGACGTTAAGTCAATACAAAGGCGCTTGTAAAATTCGCAAGCGCCCATATGACAATATGATATTAGAGTTGCATTCTGTGGTAGAGTCTAAACAGGTAAGGTTTTTTATTTCTGGCCAAGAGTCGGCGGAGAAGAAAATAAAGGGTGGCGATTATATCTATGACGCATTCCTTTATAATGACGAACGTTGGCTAAAGATTGGCCAAGGTACGATTACGATCGTGCCGGACATTTCAATGCATGATTAAAGGGGAGGTAACTTATCATGGCTGAAACAAACAATACTTTAACAATCAAATTTGACAAAGAAACAACATTACCGTTGTTAGAAGGCTTGGGTAAATCTGCTTATGCTATCGCAGTGGCTCACGGCTTCAAAGGTGATGAGCAAGCATGGTTAGATAGCTTACGTGGTCCTAAAGGTGATAAAGGTAGCGCGGAAGAGACGGCTCAAATATTAAAGAAAGATGGCGAATTTCTCAAAAGCGTAAAAGGTCCTAAAGGTGATGCAGGTAGTGCTGAAAAAGCAGCAGAACTTTTGAAAAATAAAAACGTGTACTTGCCTGATGCGAGCGTAGACACAGTGCTCGCTAAATTGGTAGAGCTATTAGGCGATACTATCCACGTAGAATTCAAACAGCTCGAATACTTCCAACCAGTTGAAGGTCAAACTTTCTTAGACCTCAAAGGGGAACCACACTTTAAGGTTTCCGTTGACGGCGGGGATAAGAAAGAGTTTGTATCCGACAATATGCGGGTTCAAATCAAAGCATTTGGCCAAGATGATATCAAAGTATCTTACTATGACTTGGCAGACCGTGAAGTAGGTGTTATCTCCATCAAAGGTCTTGAAACTACCACAGCAGATGATACTTACACAGACGCAGCAGGTGCAAAATTTACTAAATACGGTAAAAAGTTAGTGTTGAAATTAGCTGATTATAACGGCAGTTCCTTTAATTGGTTAGGTAAATGGACTAAAGCTGATATTGATGTGCTTGAAATTGTCAGCGAAACACAAAAAACAATGCTTGATAGCGATGAAGCCACTAAAAAATATGACGGCTTAACATTTATCATCAAAAACCCTCGCAATGTTAATTTAGAAACTAGGGCAAATCAAGGCACTGTATCCATTACAACCAATGAGAGAAGCGTAAGAGTAACTCTTGAAGACCATATGGAATGGAATGGCGGTACATACGAAAGCGAACATTTATAATCCATACTTAGTTAGAACAGAGTAAGAGGAGGTGCATATCATCTGGACTTGGCAGTTTGAGTTGAACGACTTGCTTACGACATTAACTATCGTAGGCATAGTAGCAGGTGCAGGATATCGGCTTCTGATAGTACCTCTATTAGACCGTCTGGAAGCACAACGAAAACAAGATAGCATAGAATTCACAGGCAAGTGGAACGCATTGTTTGATACACTAGGCGAACTAAAGGATGAAATGAAGCAGTCACGTACGGAGCGTACTGAGTCAGCAACCACCTTTATGATGTTAACCACTAGGCTCGAATCTATGGAAAAGCGAATTAATGAGTTAAGGGAGGAATTACATGATCATACCGCCTCGGCTCATGGACAGCGCTAAGAAAGTATTTAAATCTGTTAGGGTGGCCAACATCCACCCTACAGGTGTATTAGCGACGAGGGCATTAGTCCTCGTCATGCTAGTACCTATATTGTTAGTAGTCATCGAATATGTAATGGCGTTCGCCACAGGGTATGTATCCGATGAAACAGGGAAATTAATTAGCACAGGTATTAACATTATTGACCATATCTTTATACCAAGCGTACTAACTGCCCTTGTAGGGTTCTTAGCACTTTGGATAGATAAGGATAATAACGGTGTACCTGATAAGCTAGAAGAACAACAAAAGGGACCGCCTATGATGGAAAGGGGGAGTGCGGATGATAAACGTTAGTTTAAGCGACTTAAACGACTACTGCAGTAGGGCTGTAGGTTACATTGATAAAGTATATCTGCACTGGACTGCAGGACGATATAATCAACAATTTGACGATTACCACATCAATATTGATGGGTACGGTAATATTTACATTGATGGTGAACTAACAGACCATAAAAGCCACACATGGATGCGTAATGGCAGAGCTGTAGGTATATCCTTAGATTGTGCTTATGGAGCTCAATGGGTAAATGACCTAGGTGATTATCCACCGACTGCTGCACAAATTGAAACGCTAGCTCAAGTAGTTGCAGTATTATGTGTAGACCTAGGACTACCTGCTAGCATTAGCAACGTGTTAACCCATGCTGAAGCAGCGGATAACATGGACGGATTTTACGCACATGATCCATATGGGCCAACTACTACATGTGAGCGTTGGGACTTATGGGTAGTTACCCAAGGTGATGAACCTGGAAGTGGTGGCGATGTAATACGAATGAAAGCTAAATATTACGCTCAGCAATGGGGCAGTACTATATAGGGGGTATATATGTATGAAAAAATCAAGTCTACAGTTACTGGCTATCCTAAGCTTTATTATATTATCGGTGCTATTGTGCTCCTATCCGTCTTTTGCCTCTGGTACATCTTCCACGAGCCAAGCGGAACCAACCATAACGATTCCCTTAACACAGTGGAACGAATTGAAAAGCAACAACGAGAAAGCCTTGAGCTTAATAGAGACATCCAGTCTGCCATTGACCGAGGCACAGTCCTTAGTCATGAAGCAAAGGGAAGAATTGAACGAAGCACACAATACAATATCGACATTGGAAACAGAATTGATGAAAGCCAAAATGCTATCCATGAAGCAAGAGGTTACCTTGTCAGAAATGCAGAACTCATTGACCGAATTGAAAGGGCAAATAGAGAACGACAAGAAAACAATCAAACGACTACGGATGCAGCGCAACCTATCTCAGATGGTGGGAGCGGGAGCAGTAATCGGAGTAGTGATTCATCGATAGAGAGGTGATCCAATTATCTCCTGAGCATGAGCAGGTGGACTCATGTGAACATGTTCCAAAATGGAACACGTTGCCATAAATTTTTATGTAAGATAGTAGGATGTTTGACTAAATTTATATAATAGTATATATTATATAAATCGTTAAAACTTGTTATAAGTTTAGCACGTTGCTCAACTGTTACTCAACCTTTTAAAAGTTTTAACGCTATAAACTCAATAATAATAAGGATTTTTAGTGGTGATAGAATTGTACATTAATAAGAGCTTGGCTATATCCAAATGTGCGTGTTCCCATATGGTTTGAATTTCAGCCTCTGTAAACGGCTTGTGTATGTCTGACT